TCGGAACCAAGTCTAAACAACCGCCGCTAGAGCCTACTTGGAAGATTGAAACATCCCCGGGCAATCAGCAGTGGGGCTATGTGTTCGACTTTGACCATCAGCCTACCAAGGGTGACTTTACGGCTGCCATCACCGCGATTGCGACTGCGGGTTACACCGATGGCGGGGCTACGAACGCAGTGCGTAACGTGCGCGTTCCCGGCTCAATCAATCTTAAATCTGGCAAGAACAATTTTGTTGCCAAGTTAATCGAATTTAGTCCTGAGCGTGAGTTTACGCTTGAGCAGATTTGCGCCGCGCTGGAAGTTGTGCCGAATGATGCCGACACAGCTTCCATGCAGCGGCTCGCATTGTCAGATAATGGCGATGACGATATTTTGCAGTGGATTTCTGATAACGGCATGTTGCTGGAAAGCGCGAATGGCGCTGGCTGGTACGGAATCGTTTGCCCTAATAGCAACGAACATAGCGATAACAATCCAATGGCTCGCTATCATCCCGTCAATCGAGCATTTTGCTGCTATCACGAACATTGCCAAGACTTTGATTCACATGCGTACTTAGCGTGGGCGGCTCAAAACGGCGCCCCTAAACATCAACCCGGAGTTCGCTCCGAATTACTAATGGAGAAGATGGCTAAAGCGCTTGAAAAGATTACACCATCTGCCATGTTTTCCGATACAAGCGCTCACATCGCGGAAGTTCAACGGAAAGAATTAGCAAGAATAGAAAAGGAAGATTGGTATGAACGATTTGCGTATGTCCAAGACGACGACGCTTACTTCGATCTTGTCGAAAGACGGGAGATCTCTAGAGGCACGTTTAACGCAATATTTCGACACATTAATTGTCGATCAATTCACACAGGACGCAAAATTGAAGCCTCAGTCTGCTTTGACGAGAACAGACAAGCTCACAACTCCAAAGCTGTAGTTGGCATTACTTACGCTGCTGGTGAATCTGTATTCGTTGGGCGCGAAGGCGATATCTATGGCAATCGTTGGGTCGATGCCCGCCCTGATGTAGAAAACGTATCAACAAGCGATATCAGCATGTGGACAAACCTGCTCGAGCGCCTTGTGCCAATCGAGGCAGACCGCAATCATCTCCTTGATATCATGGCGTTCAAGCTTCAGCATCCAAATATCAAGATCAATCATGCGGTATTGCATGTGGGCGATGAAGGTTGCGGTAAAGATACCATGTGGGCGCCGTTTATCTGGTCAGTTTGTGGAGTGCGTCTAAAGAACCGCGGTTACATGGATAGCGATAGCTTAAACTCTCAATGGGGTTATGACTTAGAGTCAGAGATCCTCATCATTAATGAGTTGAAAGAGCCAGACGCAGCAGCTCGTAGAGCATTAGCGAACAAGCTCAAACCAATCATTGCAGCGCCGCCTGAGATGCTCAACATCAATCGTAAGGGTTTACACCCATACCAGATGGCTAATAGGCTGTTTGTATTGGCATTTTCGAACGAGCAGATTCCAATTAGCTTGGCATCACAAGATCGCAGATGGTTTTGTATTCAATCAGATACACCTCGCATGACGAATGGCGAAGGCAAACGCATCTGGGATTGGTATAACGCTGGGGGCTTTGGGCAAATAGCTGCTTCTCTTTGGGATCGCGATGTATCGCACTTCAATCCGGGTGAAACACCGGGCATGACTGAGTTCAAGATGAACTTGATTGAGCATGGTAGGTCAATGGCTGAGTCATTCATTGTGGAGATGCTCAAGAATCGCGTTGGTGAGTTTGCTCGCGGCGTGGTTGGCTCACCATTCCATCTGGTTTGCGACAAACTGGCTAGCCTTGCACCTTCAGGCACTAAAGTGCCACAGGCAGCGCTATTGCATGCGCTCAAGGAGGCTGGTTGGGTAGACATGGGGCGTATTGCCTCTGCCGAATATGCCAATAAGAAACATATTTTCGTGGCGCCAGAATTGAAAGACCAATACAAAAAGTCTGAGTTGCGGCGTATGATTGAGGTACCACCAGAGCCTAAAGCTGTGGTATTAGATATGAAACGGAGCGCTTAATGATGACTCAAGATGAACTAATGGAATTAGGTCAGGCAGCAGGGTTTGACGCTATTGAGATTGCAACTGTGGACTTGGAGCTAATGAAGTTCGCAGAGCTAGTAGAAGGTAAAGCAATCCACCGCCTACTATTTGCGCCCGAAGGGTATGTTATGTACACGCCATGTCGGTTACACTAGGGTACCCTAAGCGCTTAGGTTTAGAATTTTCTAGGAAAACAATATGAACAAACCAACCAAATCCGATTCTGGAGCCGTTAAGTTTACGCTGTCAAAAGCAGCTAAAGCTTTAGGCACAAAGGGCGGGCATGTATCTTCCCCAGCCAAAACACAAGCAGTACAAAATAACGGTAGATTGGGCGGACGCCCTACCAAAACTAGTTAATCCTCTTACGGGGTAAAAGCGGATCCTGCACCTGATCGAAAAGTTTTGCTTACCGGCAAAATGCAGCGTAGCGAGTAACCCCAACTTTTTTCTGTTATCACAGAAAAGACCAATTGTCAAGTTGCAGCGTGGTTTATATACCACATGTCGCACAAAAACAACGATTTTTGTTTGACATAATATCCTGAAAACCCTGAGAGCCTTATAGAATAAGGGCTTGCGGGTTTTGTTTATACGCAAGGCGAGCGAGGGCGAGCGCTTGCCAGATCGCGGCGGCGGCATTTATAGCGCGGGCGCATATATCGCGGCGCCGGTTTAACTTAATAGCGGGCGCGGCTTGGGTTTATAGCCAATTTTTAAAGGGCGCAAGGGGGCGCGCAAGGCGCGGGGCTTGCGAATAGTGCAGGGGCGCTATTCTCGCCAATATGCCGCCCGCCTTTAGCGTGCTCCGTATTCGCGACAATAGCCCGCCCGCCTAGCGTTTAGCGAATGGCTAGGGGCTAGGGGCTAAAAAGAAAAAAGCCGCCGTATAAGGCGGCATTGTTTATCTATCCATTTATTCCACGGCTAGCCAAAAATTATCTTTTAACGCTTCGCGGCGCTCCCTAGCGCGCGCAATCTCGCGCCTATAATCGTGGAGCTTAGCCGTTAGCGCGTCGCATATTGCGCCGCCTAGATCAATTCCCGCCTTGCGTTGCGCTTTAATAGCGGCAATTAAGCCGCGCGCGTATTGGCGCGCCTCTTTTATGTTTTCGGCTAGATCTTCGGCTTGTTGTTCCGCTTGAAATTGCGCGTCATCTTCGCGGCTTTTTTCCGCTTCGCGCTCCGCCATATTGTCGGCAATTCGCGCCGCGTCATATACGGCGGCTTCATGCTCTATATTGGCGCTATCATTCGGGGCGAATTGCCCGCGGCTAAAATAGATCGTTGCAATATCACAATCACTGTAAGCGATCGCGGGCGCGATAAATACGCCTTTTTTGCCCGCCTTGATCTTCACAATATAGGGCTTGACTAATTCCATCTGAAAATTGTCGGCATAATAGCCCAAATAATCAAAGGCGCGGCGGCTTATATCTTGCAACGGCGTTGCATTGTATCCGGTTAAATCATAAAGGCGCATATTGCCCGCGTCGTCATAATCGTTAGCGCTATCATACGCGCGCCAGCCGGGGCGCCCATATTTAACCTGCCATTCTAGCGCGCTCTTATAGGCGCCCTCGGGATTATGTTTAGAATAACTCTCGGCGCGGGTTTTAACGGCGCGCAAGCGCGCGGCTAATTCATAATGGATTTTTTGCATTTTCTAGCCTCTACTAAAAACCGGGCAAAATTACCCGCCATTAGCCCCGGGCTTATTGCTAGGGGCTAATAGCTGTTAATTTCAGGGTTTAAGGCAATTTTGCGTGATATACGCCTTTACATAATCCGCCGTAGATTGTCCCCTATAATGCGGGAATTTTCTATTTTTAGTGCTTTTCCAAGCGCGGCGTCGCTCGCTCATAACCCGCTTAATTTCTTTCGATTCTACTAATCCGCGCCCGGCGATCGCTTCACTTAAAGTTTGCATTTTTTCCTCTATATCTAAAAATTGATTGTCCACTAGATCCCCGCAAGCGATCCACAATAAGCGCTCTAAATTATCGGCATGGTTTGATAATTGCGCGGGCGTCCAGCCGCCGTATTCTTGCAATATATCGGCTATTAGCTTAGGGCTAAGGGCTAATAATTGAGAGCTAATCTCGGGCAATTTCATAAGCGCCGATATATCACTATCACAAGCGCCCGAATGATAGCCCCGCGCCGCTTGTGAATGATCTATTTTTAACTCAATACGCCCGCAAGATGATATCCAATATCTCATTATTGCCCCCTTGAATTGTCTAAAATGTCATACTCATGTTTTAATTCTGATTCGCTCATGTTAGATAAACCCTTGAATCCAAATAAAATAAGGTCATGTAAAGTGTTATCGTTATAAGCGCTATCGTTGTAGCAATTATCCAGAGTCATATTTAATACATCTTTTATAAGATTTTCTCGCGTCAATTTTTCTAAATTAGGCATTTTCTAGCGCTCCCATGAGTGAATTGATATCGGCGCATAAATCCGCCAAATTGTAGATAGAGCCGAATACAATCCCGCCCCCATATTGTTTATTATGAAAGCGGCGCCCGCCTAGCGGCTTGGCTCGCTTTAAAGCTAGGTCATACTTACGGCTAATCTTATCCATGCCCATATAATCGGCTAGATCGTTATTAGTAGTAAATTGCAAAAAATGGCAAACAAAGCGCGGATTACCGTTAATGTCATTATTCACGCGGGTAAAATCATTGGTTTGTATCATGGTTTTATATCCTCTAGTAAGTTAAAAATTAAGCGTATGCCGTCCAAGCGCTAGGCTCAAATATTGCTTTTCCATCAATAACGGCGGCGGGCTTAAACCGGCGAGCGCATGAAAATGAATTGATTTTAAAATACGGCTCCGAATCTTCACTATATCGCTGCACTTTTTTGCTTAATATGCTGCCAATGAAGGCGCCGGGCATTGGCACGCTCTCGCCTTGCATAAAACATTCGCGGCTATCCTCTGATATATCGCGAATTTGCGAGATTTTCGCCATTTGACCGGATACGCTTAAAACTTGATAAAAATCAATATTGGTTTGATCGTAACCCCATGAGCACCGGAAAATATCCCCCGGTTTTACGTCATGCGCGGCGCTTAATTGCTTTTTAATCTCGCGCTTGGCTAGCTTATCGGCGGCGCTTTTTTCTAGTGCGCTTAATTGCTCATTTATGTAAGCGTCGCGCTTTTCCACGCTAGCGAATCGATAATGCAAGCGTGGTTTATTGCTTTTCCCTGAAAATATGAGCGCAACGGCTCGCGGCTCGGCTATGCCATAAGCGGCAAATCCTAGCTCGGGGCTATTAGCTAATAGCTCATAATTTGCGGGAATAAAAAATTCTCTATTGTATGTTTTCATTGTCGATTTTTCCTCTAGTTAATTGATTGTTTAGCCGCAAAACCATGCGTCTGGATTCGCCTTTAGAAATGCTCGGGCGTCGCGCTTATTGTCAAATCTAATATGCTGCAAGTAATTGCCGGTGCGTTCGATCGCGATCACAATCCAGCCAAAATCGTTAAATGTTAGTTTTTGCATAATTAAAACCCCCCTAGAATTGCGACGGCAAACAAGCCGCCAATGATCGCGCCCAATACGCAAGCGCCCAAAAAATCCCAAATACTAATTTGTTTTTTATCTAGCTTTTCCATTTTTTATCCCTTTATAGGTTAAATTGTCATGCGCTATTGTTTGATCGCATAAAAACATTGTAAACACTTTTTAAGATAGTGCAACACTTTATTTTGCAATATTGTCGCATTTTTGCAAATTGTCATTTTTTATGGGTGTTTTGGGTTATGAATTGGGTATGTAAACATAGGTTAATGACCTTAGCTAGAGGCTTATAGCTAGGGGCTTGTAGCTTGGTATAGGTTAAATTGTCATACTTAATACATATATAAATTTTAAATATGGTATTTTTAAGGGTTTTACAATGTTGTAGGCGTGCGACTGTTTTGCTAATGACAATTGACCTATTTGACCCATAATTTTTGAGCGTGCAAATGCCCCTGATTTTTGGGTAAATGCTAATAGCTAATAGCTAGGGGCTAATAGTAAGTTTTGATCGCGCCCCGCTCCGGTTTAAATTTCAAACCCCAAGCTAATAGCTTTTAACTAATAGCCACTAGCTTATAGATGACAATTTGACCCAATCTTGTTTGACATAATAGCGGTTATACGCAAGCCGTAATCTAAAATCTACCGGCTATTAGCTAGGGGCTTATAGCTAGGGGCTTTCAGGGCGATATCGCCCGCTAAACCTTATTCTATATGGCGGGGATTTTTTGCCATATAAAATCGAAAAAGGGGGTCATTAATTTAGGTGGGTACGATGAGAGAGTTTTTTATTCTAGGAACTATGCAAAAAAGTCTTTTACAAAAGCCGAAAAAATTTTTATAGTTATAAAACTAAGTTAGTATCTACTAACATAATATGTAAAACAAGCTTGTTGCACTTTTTAGGGTTTGTGCTAATATCAAGGCATTGTTTAACTATACTGGGAGCTGGAAACATGAACGACCGTTTCGCACTTGACCCACTATTTTATTCAATCGATCATAAAACTGACAAAATCGTAGCTACGGAAGAAGAGATCGCCAACATCTATGATGCGGCGTATAGGGGTTTATCCGGAGATGCACTAGCTATTGCTGCTGGCTTTTTGCCCGTAGACTTTAATCGTCTTTGCCAATTTGACCAAAAAGCTGCCGAAGCAGTCATTTATGGACGTGCCAAAAATCATGCAGATGTAAGCGGATCGCTAATGCGTAATGCAATTAATGGGGATACCAAAGCTGCAACGACAGTGCTTACTCACCTCCACGGCTGGAAGCCCGCCAAGCCAGAAGCTGACGGCTCCAATGAATTACGCATTGTGATCGAGAACACGCTACCAGATCCTAGCCCCGAGCTGAAAGCTACTAGCTAATGGCTGATACCCGTAGGGTCAAACTACCAGTACTACATTCAGGGCAACATGCCCTGTTTTTACAGCAAAAACGCTTAAACGCGACGCGCTGCGGACGACGCTGGGGCAAAACACGATTCATGGAATGGCTAGCAGCCCGGGCTGGGGGCAATGGGCAATCAGTCGGAATATTCGCGCCCGAGCACAAACAGCTTGCCGAACCGTGGGATCACTTGCGCGATATGTTAGATCCCATCGTTAAAAGCGCCAACCGCAATGACGGAACCATCAAACTATTAAGCGGCGGCAAAATTGACTTTTGGACGCTAAATGATAATGAGCTAGCAGGGCGCGGGCGCGAGTATGACTTAGTGCTCATCGATGAGGCAGGATTTACCAAGTCACCGCAGATGAAAGACGAGATTTGGTTNAAGTCCATAAAGCCAACGATGCTAACCACTCGCGGGATTGCGTGGGTGTTCAGTACGCCAAACGGAATTGACCCTGACAACTTNTTCTATTCAGCCTGTCAAGAACCCGACTTAGGGTTTCATTCGTTTCATGCACCTACTAGTACAAACCCTTATGTTCCGTTAGACGAATTAGAGCGCGAACGTGAGCGCAACCATCCAATGGTGTTCCGTCAAGAGTATCTTGCCGAGTTTGTCGATTGGTCGAATATTGCCCTGCTATCAGCCGAAAAGCTGTTAGTCGACGAGCAACCAGTAGCCTATCCCAAGAATTGTGACGCGGTGTACGCCATCATGGATACGGCGGTCAAAGGCGGTAAACAACATGACGGCACGGCTGTGGTATTTTTCGCGCTCAATGAGTTTGGCATACCGCTAACTATCCTAGATTGGGATATCGTGCAAATTGACGGCGGGCTATTAGAACACTGGATTCCAAGTGTGTTCTATAAGCTAGAAGAGTTAGCTAAGAGCTGTGGGGCAAGATACGGCAGCGCAGGTGTGTTCGTTGAGGACACAGCTACTGGCTCGATCTTGTTACAGCAAGCCAACAATCGCGGATGGAGTATGCGCGGGATTGACAGTAAACTGGTACAAGTTGGCAAAGATGAGCGCGTGGTTAGTATCTCTGGATACTATCATCAAGAATTAGTGAAAATTAGTGATGTTGCGTTTAATAAAACCGTTGGATTTAAGGGCGCCACACGAAATCACTTGTTGACTCAGCTAACCTCGTTTAGACTAGGGGATCCAGACGCTCACAAACGATCAGACGATCTATTGGATGCTACTGTCTACGGAATTGCGCTTGGACTAGGTAACAAACTGGGATTCTAGTGGTATTATGGGCAATATATTTTTGGGAATAATCTATGTCTGACGTGACTATATCAAATACCGGTTTACCTTCCCCACTAATGGATTTCTTGCAGTCTGAAGCAATCGAGCCGGGCAGTCCCGTTGGATATCAGACTTGTAAAGCGATTTTTGAGTATCATCCATTAGCCGCTAAAATTATTGAAAAACCCATCGTATTAGCTTTAGCAAAACCACGCTTAATCGCAATGGATTGCCACCCAAAAGATATGCTCATTAAAGCATTTCATGAAGAGTGGAACAATCTGGACGCTACAAATCTTATTCGCGACGTAACCTTTCTTAAACGTGTGTATGGTGTAGCTGCGATTGTTTATGGCGCCGAAGGGGTTCCAACTGACCAAGAAATTGATCCTTGGAAACTACCTGATTTAAATTTGTATTTTAATAAACTTGACCCGTTAAACCTTGCTGGCTCAACCGTCACCAATCAGAACCCTAACGCGCCAGATTTCCAAAAGCCGCTATCCTACATTACGGCTGCGGGTCAACCATATCATCCAAGTCGTAGCTGTATTGTGTTTAACAATACGCCGATTTATTTAAGCTTCCAGCCATCTGGTTTTGGTTTCACAGGTCGTTCTGTATTCCAACGCGCCCTGTATCCTTTGAAGTCGTTTGTACAGAGCATGGTCACTGATGACCTCGTTACTTTCAAAGCAGGTCTGCTGGTTATTAAGCAAAAACAATCTGGCTCAATCGTTAATCGTTTGATGCAAACTGCGTCAGGAATTAAGCGTAGCTACCTGCAACAAGGCGTTACCGGTAACGTATTGTCTATCGATATCGATGAAGATATCGAGTCTATTGACCTGAACAATACTGATACTGCGATGACTACGGCGCGAGATAATATTATTGCCAATATCGCCGCTGCAACCGACGTGCCAGCCATCTTGCTAAAAGATGAAGCCCTAGCTAATAGCTTTGCAGAAGGTAGCCAAGACGCGATTGCGATCGCTCAATATGTCACAGGTTTACGCAACGATATGCGTACCCTATTTGAGTTCTTTGACAAAATAGTAATGCACCGCGCATGGAACAAACAATTCTTTGAAGCTATTCAGAATAAATATCCTGACATGTACGCAGGAAAAACGTATGAACAAGCGTTCTATGAATGGAAAGATGCGTTTACCCCAACTTGGGATTCCATGATTGAGGAAACCCCAAGCGAGTTGGTTAAGACTGAAGAAGTTAAACTCAAAGGTATGACCGAGATCCTTCGCACCCTATTGCCAGTAGTAAACCCTGAAAACCGCGCCCGCGCGATTCAATGGGCGCAAGACAACCTGTCAGAAATGCCAGAAATGTTCAAATCTTCGATGCAATTGGATATTGAAGAGATTATGGAGTATGAGCCACCTACCCCACTGACTGCCCCAACTGAGCCACCATCCAAGGATTAAGCCGTGACTTTCTATGAAGTCCTTACAGCGGCTATCAACGATTTCATGCGTTTTGGCTTTGATAGCCAAAATAGGCTTGATTATTGGGTAAAAGAGCTAAAAACTGCTGCTGTAAAATCATTAATTACGCCTCAAACACTGCAAAAAGAATTAGAACGCTCTTTGAAAGGTGCTTTTGATCGATTAGTGACCAAAGGTGGGCTAGTAAATAAGGATGTTAGCCGTTTTACGGTAGCCAAACTGACTCCCAAGCTACGAGCTGAACTCGATCGCCGCATCATGGCAAGCGCCAATCTGATTAAATATAACCGCGAAGAGTCAATTAGTAATACTTTGCGTCGATTTGCAGGGTGGGCGACTTCGATCCCAGTGGGCGGAAGCGATGCAGTAGATCGCCAAGAAGAGAAAAAACACATTAAAAAAGAGTTGGGGTTGCTTCCATTTAAGGAACGCCGTGTCATTATTGACCAAACTCACAAGCTAGTAGCCAATATCAATGAGATCGTAGCTATCGATAATGGTGCAATTGCAGCAAAATGGCATAGCAATTGGCGTCAAGCAAACTATGACTATCGTGAAGATCACCGCGAACTAGACGAAAAAATATTTTTAATACGCGGTAGTTGGGCTGNAAAAGATGGTTATGTAAANCCAAAAAGCGGATATACTAACGATGTGGTCGCACCCGGCGAAGAGGTATATTGCCGGTGCCGGTATAAATATTTATATCGAGTGAGTCAACTGCCCGATGAAATGATTACCCAAAAAGGTAAAGAAGCGTTACAATCCAAGAAAATTTACTAGGGTTTTAACCTATGCCATTTAAGTCGGAAAACCAACGAAAAGCGATGTACGCTGCCGCAGCAGGTAAATCTAATATTGGTATTCCGAAGTCTGTTGGTGAAAAATTCATCAAACATAAAGACGATAATGAAGCTGAAGAGATGGAATGGCTAAATGAGCTATTACTCAAAGAAATGGAAGTAACCGCGCTTAAAGAAGATTCTTTAGTGTCTGCTCCCATGCTATTAGCCCCTGCTGAATATGAAACTGACAGCAATATTGTGGTTCGTAAAGGCGCGTTAAGCCAAGAACTACAAAAACTACAGATTAAAGATATTGGCGAAAAGCTATATCAAGTAGCCCAGCACATTCAAGAAATGAAAAAGGACGACGATTGCGACGAGGAAGTTGTTCCTCGCTTTGGCACCGACGATTCTGAAGCTTGGCAGACTAAAGAAGGTAAAAACAAGAATGGCGGGCTAAATGAAAAAGGTCGCGAGTCCTATAACAAGGAACATGGCGCCCATTTAAAAGCCCCGCAGCCTGAAGGCGGATCTCGTAAAGAGTCTTTCTGCGCCCGCATGAAGGGTATGAAAGCCAAACTTACTTCCGAAAAAACAGCGC